ACTTATTTTACTCATTTTTTAAAATTTAAATTAATAATACTCAAATATAATATTTTCATTTTAATTTATGCAAAAGTTACATCTCCCAAAGCTACACAAACATCATAAACATTGATAGTTTTTAGAGTAGTATGACTAATTGCTTTTACTTGTAATGTTCTAACTCCACTAACATCTGTAATTCTAAATTCTACATCTTTAGAATGTGAGTGTCCTGAATCTCCTAATTCAAATTTAAGACAAGTACTTTGATGAACAGAACCGCTTACTCTATACATTTGCGAAAAATTATTTTCACTACTAGACAATAAAACTGAATAAGCCCTATTATTAGTTATTGTATCAAAAGTTAGTATATCAGTATAATTAGTTGTGCTACTTGTACCATATTGTGTTGCCCCTTTACTTACTCCTGAAACAGTTTTTACTACACTACCATAGGCATTAATAGCAACATTTTCTACACCACCATCTCTAAATTTAATAGGTATTCCACTCGGTGCATTTATATTCATAGCACCACCAACCATATTAATATAACCTGTTTGACTTGAGTTGCTTCTTATAACACCGATTCCCTCATCAAAAGATGAATCCTGTGAAGATTTAGAGGTTATTTTACCTCCAAAAGTTGCACCTGAATCTACTTGAAATATACCACCACCACTAGAGTTTTCAGATAATCTTAAATTTTCACCATTACCATAAATATCCCATTGTGCCGTACCACTACCTGCATATAACCTTACATAGTCTCCACTTGATGAACTAGAAGAAATAAACTTTTTACCTGATGCTACATATAAGTCTCCATAAAAAGCACTATTTCCTGCACCATTTACTGTTAAACTTCCTGCAAAAGTTGTATTTGAATTTGCTGACTCTATTTGAATAGCAGTTGCACCTGTACCATAATTAAAAAAATAAAAATCTTCACTTGATAAACCTCTTAATCCTGTAAACCATTTTATTGTACCATTAGTATTATATTCAAAAGTTGCACCACTTGTGTCGTTTCCTCTATCAACAACATAACTAGCACTTCCTGTATTATCTACTTTAATTGTACTTCCTGTTGTAGTTACATTACCTGAAAAAGTACCACTACCTGCAATTATACCTTTTGTACCTGTGCTAAAACTTCCATTACCATCTCCCGAATTTATATTAAGATTTCCACTTGCAGCATTAATAGTCCAACTTCTAGTACCTGATTGGTCAAAACCTAATCTTGAACCACTAGCTATATTTACACCTGAATCTCCTGTAGAATTTACATTAGCACTTGTACTAAAACCACCTACTGGAGAACTAATTTGTCCTGCAAAAGTTGCATTTTTTGTATCGTGGTCTAAAGTTAAAATATCAGTTGCACCATCATTTTGAGTAAATGTCAATAATTCTCCACTAACTGTTATAACAAAATCTTTGTCAGTATCTCCCTCTATTCTTAATGATGGCTCTGTTGTGCCTTTAGTTAATGTTAAAGTATCTCCTGATGAGTTGTTAATATTAACACTACCTGCAAAAGTTGCATTTTGAGATGCGTCTAAGGTTAAAGCTGCGTTTGAACCATTAGTTTGAAGTATTAAACTGCCACTTGAACCTCTTAAAAAAGTATTTGTGTCATCAGCACCAATTAAGATATTAACATCATTAGTTGTATCTTTTATTGTTAATAATGGAGTAGATGCATTTTGAATATTTACATTTCCTGCAAAAGTTGCATCATTATCTGCTAAAGTTAATGCTAAAGAACCACCTGTAGCAAAACCTATTGTATCAGTACCACTTCTAAACATACCAGTATTCAAATCACTACTAAAAGTATGTGATGGTGCGCCAACACTACCATTTACTGTTTGTATTACACTTGAAGTTTCAATAAGTCCTGTTGCTTGTATAGAACCATCAGCTACAATTTCTCCATTTTCTCCAAATTTTACTTTTTCTGATTTACCTGATGCATTTATTGTAATAAAATCTGTTGTACCTGAACCTGATTCACATCTAAATAACCAATTTTCATTACCACTATGATTTATAGTTAGGAAAGCATTACCATCAGTTATATTTGTTAAAGCTATTGGAATAGATGCACCTGATAATGAAATACTTGTAGCAGTTATACTAGAATTAAAAGTAGCCCCCGAACTGCTTACTTGTAAAAAATTAGTATCGTTATCTTGATTTCTTAAGAAAATAGTATTTCCATTAAGAGCTAATTGTCTATCTAATAAAGATTGTATATGATTTACATTTGTAGTAGAATTATGGAAGATTTCAAAATCAGGAACTGCACCAAAAGTTATTTTAGTGTTATCTCCTAAAGCAACATTTCCTACATTCAAGTCTGCTAAGGTATATCCTGTTGCAGTTGTATCTACTGTTGTTGTAGGTTCTGTTGTTGTACCTTTAAATAAATTAAAAGTATTAGAATCAGAAGCATCAGCAAATAATCCTAAATATCTATTTGAACCATCATTATACCTACCATAAAAACCAATATCAACTGAATTAACAGAATTGTCTTTTGCCATAGATATAAGAGGGTCTTCTACTGCTAGTGTTGATGTATTTACAGTTGTAGTTGTACCATTAACTGTTAAGTCTTGTGCTATAACTACACTTCCTGCAAAATTTGCTTCTTTTGTATTTTTAATAGTTAATGCTTCAACAATTTCACTTCCACCAGCACCATTATTATTAGGTACTGAAAAAATTAAATTTCCATCAAAACTATTATTAGCATTTTCTTTTAATTGAATACGAGCAATAGAATCTGGAGAACCACTATGTCCATATCCAAAATCTAAAGTTGCTGTACTTTGTACACCTGCATTATGAGTAGAACTATTTATATATAATTTACGAGCAGTACCACCTTGTATTGTTATATCATCACTTGTTATTATCCCACCTGTAACTGTTACACCTGTACTTGTAGTAGATAATTTTTCATTTCCAGCTTGTCTTAATGATACATTTTCTGTACCTGTATTCATTGCAATAAATGTATTTCCATTAGATTGATTTCTAAAGAAAATATTTGTTCCATTACTTTGAACATATAAATCTCCTGTACCTACTTCATTTATATATGAGTTTGAACCGTCGTGGTATATTTGAAGGTCGTACGAAGCACCGAGTAATAATTTACCAGAATCTGTATTTATACCTACATTTCCATTTGCCCCTGTTACAGTAATTGTTCCAGTTGAATCTATCGTACCATTTACTATAACACCACCTGCTGAAGTTTCAAATTTCTTTGAATTGTCGTAATATAATTCAACAGCACCATTTTCTACTGAATTAATTATTAATTCATCTACTGCCGAATTATATACTCTAAATTGATTTGTAGAAAGTCTTAAACCACCACTTCCAGTATCTTTTATGTAACTATTACTACCATCGTGATAAATTTCTAAATCTCCACTTGTTCCTAATTCTAATTTTGCATTATCAATAAACCTAAAATTTTTATTTGATGTAACTCTGTTTTCGCTACCATCTAAAAAGAAATAAGTTTCTAAACCACCTGAATTATCATCACATCTAAATAAAATATCTTTGTCATCAGCGTGATTTTCTATTTGTAAATCTCCTGTGTAATTTTGTACATAGGTATTATTATTAGCAGATGTATGTACGATTCTAAAATCATCACTACTTCCAATATCTAATTGTACATCATCTAATAATCTTAAACTTTTACTAAATATATTTCTTTCGACACCACCATCAACTCTAAAATATTCTGTTACTCCACCAGTACCATCATCTGACTTAAATATAATATCACTATCATCAGCTACATTAGATATATTTAGATGCCCTGTGTGATTTGTTATAGAACCCTCACTACCTGAGTGTGTCATTCCTAAATCATTTGAATTACCTGATGATAAAAATTCTCCATCAGGAACTCTAACACTACCAGTAGGTATCACATTTCCTGTAACATCTATGCCTGTGTTTGTTGTAGAAATTTTTAAATTGTTATTATAATATAAATGTGAACCACCACCACCTGTGAATTGAGCTATATTATCTCCATTGCTAACTCTTTGTATATATAAACTTTCACTTGTTCTTAAATATAAATTTCCTGTGCCACCCTCATCAATATAAGAATTTGAACCATTATGATAAATTTCAAAGTCATTATCTGTGCCAAATCTTATCCTACCATTATCTCCAAAGGATAAATTTCCACCTATTGTTACATTTGTTGGTAAACCTATTTGTAATTGCTGACTACCTACTGATGTTGATGTTTCTATTTCGTTAGCAGTACCTATAATTGCAAACACTTGTGAATCTAAATCCACTGATGATTGTACGGAAGCGTCATCTCCTCTAAAATCTAAATCCTCTAATGTTATTTGTGAGGTAACAAAATCTTTTACTGCTGCACTTGTAGGAATAGATGTGTCGTTGTCATTATTTCCTATTCCGTCAGCTTCATCTACAAACTTTGTGATTGTTATATTTTCCCCTGTGTCTTTTAACGAGCCAAATTCTAAAATATTTGTTACCTTAAAATCCCCTGCGTTGTTTAGGTGTATTCCTGTTGCGTTACCAGAACCATCTGTTAATTCTCTTAATGAAGAACTAATTACTGCATTATCAATGGTCTTAATAAGCCCTACATAAGTATTCGATATTTTATTATTAAATAGACTTGCCATAATTTATCTTTATTTTTTTATCCTCTTTTTTTAAAAAAGTTTTTAATTTCTCAATATTTTTCCTTTTTGGTTTATATGTCATAACACCCAACCATTAAATGTAGCATCTTGACTTGGATTAATGTCGTCGTTACTATTGCTTGTATACTCTGGATAATCACTATTTCTAAAACTAATATAATCTATAAATCTCCTTGTGTACCATTGAGCATTATCTCTTGCTTTTTCAACCAAATAATCTACTTCATTCTTTGAGACCGTTTCACTTGTCTCGCTTGTGTGTTTAAAAATTCCACCATTCCTTATTTGATATGCTGCAAATGGAATATAATCCACTTGACTATACCAAATTAACATTGGAACTATATAATCATTTAAAAGTGTTTTATATTTTGCGTTTGCATTTAAGTCAATATCGCCACTTGTAATTAATGTTCCAATCTTATTATATAACTCCGTTCCGAGATAGTTTTGTATATGTATCTCTTGTGCAAGTTTTATAAATTGTATGAACTTGTCTGTGTCAACATTCCCATCCATTATGGAGTTGCGAATTAAATCTGTTCTATTTATAAAAAGTGCCGTTGCCATTATTTCTTTTTGTTTTTAGGTTTCCAATTTGGGTGGTGCCCATTGTTTGCCATATCTTTTGGTGCTTTTTTTGCATCTCTCCAACCTCTTGGTCTGCCTTCATATGTTTTTGGTATGCTATCAACTTCTACATAATCCTTCATTTTGTCGGATTTTTCTATGTATTTACCATTTGTTTTCTTTTTTAATCTATAAAGTTGTTGCTCCCAATAGTGTCCACAATTTACCCCACCTTTAAAACGGAATAAATCATAAGGTTTGCCTTTGTGTCCAAAACTTTTATTTACCCCTGCTTTACTTGCAGCGTCAATATCTTCTATTCTGTAAACTAAATTTCTTGCCATCATAGTTCTACAAAATTTTCTTGTACTTGTACTGCTATATTTTTGTGCGTATTTATATCTAACTTTGTAAAAACTTTTATCCAATACAGAAAAATCTCCTTTACCTTTTTTGGTAACTGCATTTGCTAATTGTTGAAATAAATTTTCTTTTGCTTGTATATGTTCATTAGCCCAAGTTTCAATGTCAGAATTTTTTTCTGAATATTCTCTTGCGTCAGCTAATACCCATTCATCAGATATTTCCTCGCCTTTTAAATTTTCAAGTATATAATCTTCAGTTTCTGCTGATAATTCTTGCACTTGTTCCTCTTGCTTTACCCCTGTTTCTTCTTCGATACTTTCTTCGTCTTGTACGTCTTCGTCAATTTCAGTAAATTCAAGTGGTTGTAAAGTCACAAAATAAAGATTTAAGGCAATATCATTAACAGCTAATATTTTATCAAATGCGTCTATTAAAAGTTCTTGAAATGGCCTTATAACCGTGTTATCCATTAATAGCGAAGCTGTTTTAATTTCTTCTGCGTTATTACCTAACCCTGTATTATCTTTAATACCTAAAAGCATAGGCGATACGATACGGTGTGCAACCATAATTTTTTTACTTGATTCATCAGATAAAAATTGATATTGATTATGTGCGTCTGATAATTGTACAGGCGTAATATCTGCTTGTGCTTCTTTATTGTCGTTAAATGCCAATATAAATTTACCTGCGTTACTACTGCCACTAAATTTTTGTGCTATTCTGTGTTCTATTAATTGTCTTTCCTCTTGATTAGGAATTCCATTGTTAAAATTAATAAGCATTGATGGACTTAATCCATTCATTATGTTATTAAGATGATAATTGGATATTTCCTCTTCCAACTCTGCATATTGTAATCCACCTTGATAATCAACAGGACTATAATAATAAAATCCTGCTCTATATGGTTGAATATATAAAATTTCTAATGCTTCGTTACTTTGACCAAACGCTGGTATACGCTTTGGCTCATCTGATGGTTTTATTTTACTCCAATCTTTAAAATAATAATATGCTTCTACATCTCCATCATCATTGGCTTTTTCTGCCCTTAAAGTTTCTACAGGAAAGTGTTCTACTTGTGCAACTTCTGTTTTTGTTTTATTATAAATTACTTGTACTGCACATTGACCCATTAGTTTTAAATCGTAACATAATTTTCTGACACAATCTTTTTTAAATAGTGTCATCATCTGTGCATATTCATTTGGTTTATCACTTGCATCTGTAGCATTTAATCCTTTACCAAATATCTGTTGCGATATTCCGTTTATGGAAGCATTATTTGTTGGACTTCCATTATATCTATCTATTAAATATTGAAAATAATTATTATCTTTTCCATATTGTACCCAATCTCTCCTTGCAACTTCCTTAACTTCTGGAGATGTGTATGTACTTAAATTCACAAAACTGACTTCGCTTTGTTTATTTTTAATAAATTGTCCTAATTGATTTCTTTTTCGTGTTTTCATACTACAATATACTCATTATTATAAGAATTATTTGATGTGTATTGTCCATTGTTAATGTTATAATGTTCGTTGTCGTTTAATTGGTCTATGTCTTGGTCTGTTACAAATATTCTATCTTTAAAAATAATTTGTTTTTGGTCGCTATCGGTTTGCCATAATTCATCATACATTTGCCATAAACTTAAATTTGTATTCCAATAATTAAAATCGGCAAATAATTCTAAAGCATAAAATCTTGCTTCTTTATAAATACTATTACCAGAACTATCTACATAATTAATTGTAAATGTTTTTCTACCTTCTGTGTCCTCTGAAACAGAACCACCATCAACATAATAATTAAATGTTTTATTTAATGATTCGTCAATAACATTAACACGCATTGAAGCAAGAAATTCACGAGGAATAACTGTAAACGTTTGCTGTGCTGTTGTAGTAGATATTATCATTGTCTATATAACGAACAAAATAGATTAATTTGTAAAATAAAAAAAGCCCTCTGAAATAGAAGGCTCTTTTAAATAAAAACTAATTGTTAGAATATTAGTTAGGTGCGATTTGTGTAGCACTTGCTGATATTACTCCAGCATCTACAAAAAACGGTGCTTTTTCCTCTTGGCCTTCAAAAACCAAAGTAAAGCCAGATAAATCTCCAGCTGCAGCACCAGTAACTATTGTGCCACCTGTACACTCTACCCCATTTTCAACACCACATAATAATTGGTTACCATAATAATCTTCTACCACTAAGTGTGGATTACTAACAGCAAGTAATTGAATTTCTTCTTTAGTTGCATTTTCTAAATATGTTAGTGTTAGATTTAATGTTTGTGCGTAAAATGTTGAACCATTTTCTCTTGAACTATTAATAGCGACTTCCAAAGATGAATTACCTTTTACATCGAATTTAAACCAAGCAGGTGAACCTGAAAAAGCAGAAATAGTTTTATCTGCATCATAGGTTACCGTACCCAGTGTGCCAAAATCGGCAAAATAGACAGCTTTTATACCACCAAACCCCGTTTTACACGGTAATTTTCTTCCTGTTGTTAAATTACAAGCCATAATTATTTATTTTTTTAAAAAAAAAGGTAGGTAGTCAAACCACCTACCCTTTTATGTTACACATTATTTTATGTTATTATGCTAAAGTTAAAAGCACTAAATCGCTTCCGATTCCATACTGTACACCAGCTGTGAATCTCATAACAACTCTCACGTTTTGACTTCCGTCTATGTCTGCCATATCAATTAACTTTACTTCGTTAAAATCTGATACTAAACCAGTTCCAAAATAAAGATTTGATTTTTGACCAGCAACTGCGTGGTCAGCAGGCATTCCTGGGCAATTAATCACTTGAATTCCTTCAAATGAAAGTGCGTTACCCATACTGTACCATTGTGAACCTTTATCCTCAAAACCTGCAGCACCTAAACCACTTGCACCAAAACCACCAAGACTTCTAATATATGCTTGGTATGCAGTTGGGTTTACATAGATTGCTACATCTTCTTTACCATAAACACCACTTGGAAGACCATCAACGATATTTCCTAAAAGTGTTGCGATATTAGATGATGAAAAAGATGTTTGTGAGCCATTAGAAGCGTCAACAACATCTGAATCTGCAGCCATTAAAACTGTTAATCCATCAAATTCTCCTGCGTTAGCATTAACACCACCCCAAATATTTTGTTCGTTCTTTTCTGCTACTAATCCTGCTACGTGCGAGATTAAGAAATCAGAAAATTTAGGTGGCATATTATGAAATGCAGAGTAACCCATCTCAATTGCTTCCCAATCAGAGATGAAATCTTTTTTACATAATTCTAAATTTACTTGGAATTCTTCTGGTTGTAGAATTCTTTCTGTTAATGTTACCGAAGCTGTATCTGCAAAATCACAAGAAGCATTTTTGATAACATTTGCGTCTGTTGCAACTTTTTTGATTACATCTTTGTACTTAACATTTGGTTTAATTGTAATGTTACCATTATCTAATGTAGGAGAACTTAGGAGGGCAGCAGATATATACTTACCCGAAAACTCACCTGCATATGTACTTGTTATACTTACTGTAGTCGCCATAATTTATTTATTTATTTAATTGTTTACTATTCTATCTAAAACTCTATCCCTTACAGACATTCTTCTTTTTTGTGCGTATAAGTGTTGAGCTTTCTTTTTACCACCCTCTGGGCTATGTTTAATTGGTTGAGTTGCAGGTTCGGATAATTCCACTTCCTGTTTTTGTTCAACCTCTTTATTCTCTTTTGAAAATTCTTCCTTAACTGTTCTTGATTTAAGAGGTTTTTGTTCCTCTACCTCAGCTTCAGCTTCGACTTCTTCCTCTTCTTTAGGCATCATTTCTTGTAAAGCCATTTCGATTTTAGAAATTCTTTCGTCCATCTCTTTAACTTTTTCTTCCATATTATACCCTTTTTCTTTTTCTTCGTGTTCGTCTAAATCTTCTGCAACTTCTTCTGGTTTTTCCTCGCTGTTTTTTACATCAGCAATTATACCCTCTTGCTCAACAAGTAATACTTGTCCATTTTCAAGAGAATATTCTCCAACAGGCATTGCAACTTTTTCATCTTCTGTTTTAATAAAGACTTCCTTGCCTTTTTCAAATGATTCTGCTTCTAAAACAGTACCATTTTCTAACTTTAGTTCCTCAAGTTTTATGTCGAGGTCTAAAAGCGTACGAATTTTGTTTATCATATCACTACTTTTCATAATTAACTAATTAACGGTTTATAAATTTAATTTTGCATTTTTAACTTGCAATTCTATTGATTGTGCCTATTCCTTGTGCCCATAAAGAACCATCACAACACTCGATTGAGTATAAATCTGTTTCCTTACAAAGACAAGCCCTTCTACTTGCTTTTGGACTTGTTCTACTTGGATAATATTCTCGGTTTTTTTTCATATTAGTCAATCGGTACACAATTTGGTACCTTTTTACCATTTTTCATTTTAAATCCAATCATTTCATATCCAGCCCAACAAGGTGCTTTTAATTCGTGTGATTCACAAGGCATATACCAAACTTGATTTTCAAATTCGTGTTCGTGTGAACCACTACAACCAATATCTTCTGCGATTTGCTCTGCTTTTTCTTTTGAAGCATAAGCAAGTCTATCATCAATTACAGCAAAATTTTCATCTATAACCATACTGGCTAAATCGACACCACTAACAATATTTTCTATTTGTTTTAATAATGCTTTGGATAATCCTTCTACTGAATATTTTCTTTTTTGTTTTTTCATTTCCATTTTGTCTGCAAAATAACCCTCAATACTAAAGCCTTTGACTTTTCCACTTTTTACATATTCATTCCAAACTTCGTCATTATTTACTTTTACTGAACCCATCCAAGTACCAACAGGCACATCAAAACCATATTTTGCTGATTTATCGTGTTTTTTATCTTCTACAATCCAACTTTCCACTAATGTTAATCCATTTATTTCGTGTTGGTGTTCTAGTGTTGAATTACTTTGGTTATTATTTTGTAAATAAAGCTGACTTGCTTTTTCAACTGTTTCTCTGCTAAAATAAATATAGTAATCCTCATCCTCTTGTGTTCTAAAGATTGGTTTATTTGGTATTAATAGTGGACCCATTAATATCTTTTTTTCTTTATTTATTTCTGCTAATTTTAATTCCTCTGATTTTAAAGCAATAAAATCTTTTTCAATTGCTGGACTTTCCACAATAGATATTGCGTCAACACCCATCACATTTTTTGCTTCATCAAGTATTAATTCTACAATTCTCATATTTCTGTAACGATTTAATTAAACAATTTTGTATTTATATTGACGCACCATCAATAATATTTCTTTCCAAACCTTGTGCTGTTGTAACATCATTGCTAACAACAAACGCTTGTACAGGTTGTTGCGATTGTCCACCTATTGCATCAGCTAACTGATTTATTCCACTTGCACCTACTGTATTTATATCTGGTAATACAGGTGGTGGTGGAGCAGATGGCGTTGATGGTGCACTTGCACCTCGACCGCTTCCCCCTTTTGCAAAACTTGGTGCTGGTGGTGGTTTTTTACTTGTTATAGTTTTCACATTGGCGATACCTGAAGCTATTACTGCTGCAGCACCTATGAATCCAAATAAACCACCTTGTGCTAAAGCTTTATTTGCACCAACATAAGTATCTATAATTGCTTGTGTTACTGCTATTGCTTTTCCAAATTTAGAATTTTCTCCAACGATACTTGCAATATTTCCAAGCGCACCCTGTACTTGTGCTACCTTAGCCTCTGATAAACCTTTTTCAATTTTCTTTTGCTCGTTGGCATTCGCTTGTTGATAATCTAATAATTCATTATTTGCGTCAATATATGCCTGTGTACCCTCTTTAAATGTATTTCTTTTTTCTGTTAATCTTTTTTCCTCTTCTTCTCTTTCTGTTTGTAAATTATCCAAAGTCATTTGTAATCTCTTGACTTCGTTTTGTTCCATCTCTACATTAAAATCTCTTTGTGCTTGTTGTCTTAATGCAGTTGCTTCATCTCTTGACAATTGTAAAGCGTCTGATTCTTTTTCTAATGCAACTAAATTTGATTTTTGTTCTGATAATTGTCCTTCAATTTGTGCTGCAATAGCCTTTTTTTCGTTTTGTGCTTCTAATACGGCTATATAATCCTCATCTGCACCTGTTAATTCGTATTGTGCCTGTGCATTTGCTAATACAGCATCGGCATTTTCCATCATAACTTCTTTTTGTTCAGTTAAGATTTCCAATAATTTATTATTAGCTTCCTGTCTTTCAGCTATACTTAATCTATCATCATCTCGTAATTGTCTTTGTTGTTCTGCTTGTCTATCGTATTCTTCAATTAACCCTTGATTTGCTACACGAGCAATATCTGCTGATTTTTTAAGTTGTACGTTTGTCTGTGCTGTTTCAAAAGCAGTTTTAACACTTACCTCTCCTAACTCTTTTACAACTGTTTTACCAATATCTGATACTTCTGATACTGCTTCACCAATATTTGTTACAATATCAACTCCTGATTTTACTGCACTTACACCAATTTCAATAGTTTCTTCTTTTATTGTTTCTAGTTCAGCTTGTAATTCTTTGATTCTGCCTGGGTCATTACCACCAAAAAATGATTTTTCCCAAGCTAATTGTGCACCTACTATTGTAGCTTTTATTCCATTAAATGCTAATTTAAATGGTGTTACAGCTATATTTAGTACACCTTTCATAACCTTACCAAGTGCGTCAAAATTATCACTGCTTGATGCTACACTTTTACCAATATCTATTAATGCACCAAATACTTGATTAAATACAATTTGTGCTGTTTCAAAACCTACTCGTAAACCATCTAATACTTCTTGGTTTCTACCTATTGCTTCTTGTACAAATTCAAACCCTTTTTGTAAAACTGTTAAAACAACTGCAGCCCCAGCAATATTTTTTAATGTTAATCCTACTTTTTTAACACCTTTTGCTGAATTTTCTGCTGTTTTTTCTACATCTTTTAATGATTCCTCTGTTTTTTTATTAGCAGATTGTACTTCTTTTTGTAGTTCTTCGTATTTTTTAGTTAAATCGTCTAAACCTTTTAAAGCTTCTTTATATTTTAATTCAAAATTTACCTCTACACTTTGTGCCATTATTTATTTTTTAGTTGTTTAAACATCTCTTTAACACTCTCTGGCATTTTATATTTACCCTGTGCAATCTTTATTGCTTCTGTTTCGCCTTTGACAAATTGTAATAAATCTAAAATGTGTTTTATCATACTATATTTAATCAGTCTATATGTTACTTACAGCATTTACTATCACACCAACCTAGACATACTTTATTGAATGTAATTTTACAAATTGCTATACAAATTTTTTCTTTCATACTATATTTAATAATTCTAGGTTACTTTCGCCATTTATTAGGTTAGTTGTAATACTATTAATTCTATAATTGTTATTATTTAACGATATTTTGTCGTTTAATTTTAAATTATATAAAATTTTTAATGGTAAATATGCTTTAACCTTAGTTAAACGCCTTTTATTTTTAAAAACATCTTGTATGTATGTTTTATAATTTCTTTCAAATAAAGTATCTGTAAATGCACTTGCATAAGTATTTTCTGCGTTGTATTCGTTTATTTCTGCATTAAAATTTATATTTATTTTACTTGTTGCTTGATTAGTGCTTAATGAATTTGACGGAATAATATAATCGTTTACTGATGCAATAGTTCCACTATCATTTCTTAAAGCTATGTTTGTACCATTATTAACTTCTATTGCATAAAAAATTAATGGGTTACCAATATATGATTGTTTGTTGTCATCTACTGACCAACCCCATTGTATATTTTTAACTGCACTTGTAGTTAAATCAATTAAATTTTGATACTGCATATGTTCAAAACCTACATTTACTTTATATTGATTTTGTGGTCCATCAAAACTACTATCATCAGAATAATCCAGCGAACCCCATTTTCTGTTATTTAATTGCTCATATTGTTTTGCTAAAAATGTTCCTAAACCTGTATATGAAAAATCAATCTCTTTAAATGGTAAAGCTACATCAACAGTACCTTTCGTTGAATCTACATATTCATCAATATTATGTACCACAGACGAAGCATTATAAAAATCATCTAATTTTTGTACCACAATTTTATTTTCCTCGTTTACAAAAGCAGTTAGATTAAACATCTTAAAAATATTTGTTAAAAAATCTATAACCTTTATTTGTGGTATTTGTGCTGAAATATTAAAAGGAATAGTTGTACTTGTTGTAAATGCTTGTGAATTTTTAAATGCAATAGTAAAACCAGAAATTCCACCCCCTTGTGGTTCATCATCATCCTCTGTTATTGTAACAGTAAATTCCCAAGATATATTAAATTGATTAAATGTTACACCTGCTACTGATGCTATTTCTATTGAATAAGAACCTATTGGTACAGTTACATTACTAAAAAATGTTTGTAAGCCAGTTACATTACTTGCTTCTGAATAAACGCTTCCGTTTCGTAAAACTCTAACACTATATGTTGCATTTGTAGATGGATTAATTGTTAATTCGTTTGTTTCTAAAGTATATGTTGCAGGTAGTGGTTGATAAATTAATGCGTTACCTGATGCACTAAAATATCCACTTGAACCACTAACAATTCCCATAGGTGCTGCAGTTACAAAAACCAAACTTAATTGTGTTTCTGCTTCTACATTCCCTTTTTTTCTATGTAACCACATCCATAAATTATAAAATTCTGTTGCAGAACCATTATTAAAAAAATCACTACTAAATGTTATTTCACTATACTGTGCTTCTATTTGGTCTATAATATATTGTAATCGTATTGCATATTTTAGTTCTTTCCAAGAAATACCATTAGCATTATAAGAAGAATTTGAATTATAATACAAATTACCTAATTGAGCATTACTTGCAGCACTATCATATATTAATTGTTGCGTATGTGTAATTAATGGAACACATAAATTGCTACCTGATAATGTTGCTTCTATTTTACTTTTAACCTGTGTGTATGTATAATCTGTATCCAAAGAACCTAAACCACTTAAATTCCCTAACTCATCATCTCCTAAAACATCTTTTAAATTAACTGTGTTACCAAAAAACGTTATTTTATATGTATGTGCTATATTATTTTTAGTTTCAACCCCCTCTAATTTTACAAAGCCTGTTTTAAATGGAATATTATTTAATTCTATTTTGGCTTTTCGTTTTCTTCTACCATCAAAAGTACCATCAATATGAAAATTATGATAATGTCTAAATAATTTATTGTTTGTTTTGGAAGCTGGTAAACTAAATGTCTGCGTAAATTCAGTAAATATTTTTGCAATATCTTTTACATTCTGAATTGTTTGTGTTATTGACACACTTTCATCAGCAAATAAATCCATTCTTACATATATAGGAGTTAAATCTTGGTCAATATTTTGATTTATATATAATTGTAGTTTTTGCATTATCTAATATTGTTTATAAAATCAAATGCTTCTTGGAAATCTATTGTATATTCTATTAATCTGTCGTTTAATTGTGTTTTTCTTGTAAATGAACTTGTAATAACTTTAACAGGAACAGTTTTCATTGTTCCAGAATAGCTTGGTTTTTGAATCCATACATATTCAGAAAGTAATAACTCCTCAAACCATTCATTTGTAAACTCAGGATAATAACCTGAACTTAATTTAATATTACCTTTGCCTTGTTTGTTTAATGTTTTTACGCTATGTTTTTCTGTGTCTAATGTTGCTGTATTATTAGTAGCAAATGTAACTACACTTCTTTGATATTCTTCTTGTTTAGTATTTAAGGTATCTACTTTTTTAGTTTGGAACCATAATTCTTGTATTGTACCCCACTTATTTAAAAATAAAACTTTTATAGGCGTAAATCTTGAACAATCCAATCTTTCAATAGTCATTGTTTGACTTCGTAATGTTACGCTTGATTCACTTGAATCAAACTCGTTATATTGCACATTTCCATTTGTGTCAAGATATGGAAAAGAACCCTCGAAACCACTTGGTGCATATACTTTATAACTATTTGTTCCTACATAATTTGGACTAAATAAAAAAACTTGACCAGGATGTATTGTTGGATTAACTCCATCTGTAAATATTCCATAACCATCTAACCCTGTATGTGCAACAGTATCAGTACTACCTACTTGTGTTCCCTGTGCATTGGCTTGTGGATAAAATTTAATTGCTCTTGATATTGCAATAGTATTTGAAGGGTGACTAAATCCTTGATTATTATCAACTCCAATATTTAAATAATCTCTACATAATTCAGATATTTCAAATTCAACATTGCTACCTGCTGTACAATCTTTTACAATTGTATATCGTAATGTACTATCTATTGTTAATTCTAATTTTGCCGATACTGCTGTTGCAGGTGTTAATTTAACTTCGTATCTAGGGCTTCTTAATTTTATTATTGCCATATCTATTTATTTTGTCCGTATAAAAAATTGTTTTCTATGTCTAAAGAAATTGCTTCTGTAAATTTTTGTGAAAATCTTTTTAATGCCTTATTATATGGTTCAGTAAAAAACATTGTAGCTTTTATACCTGATAGATAAATACTTCTTGTAATTAAATACTGCATTGTTTTACGACTTAAAAATCTACCTTTGTCATCTCTAACTCCCTTTAGGTTTTTTTGTACAGTCCATCTGTTTATTGCTTTACGCAAACCCTTGCTTTTCATACTACCAAATTTATATGGACTTTTTGGTGCTTTTTGTGTACCAAACCATTTTGCACCTTGTGGTAATTGATTTGGATTTTTTCCTTTAACACCTTGGTCTACAAATTTACCATAGTCTTCCATTAAAAATTCTACCAAAAATGCGTCCTTTTCTTGTATTATATTTGCGTCAATAGAATCATATAATTTACCAGAACTTTTTTTATCAGCTTCTACTAATTTTTTTCTTGCTTCTCTGATAACATAGTCAGAAAACTTTTTTAATTCTTTTTCTAATTCCTCAAACCTTAACATATTGATATATCGTTTCTAATTGTTATATCCATTGTAACAGACCAACCTGCTAACTGATTTTCAAACCTATCAACAAATGGTTCTGCATTTGGTTGTCCGTCTAATTGGTATCCACTTGTATGTAAATCCCCTCTACTTAATAATTGTATTAATTCATTAACAACAGATAATTGTGTGTTTAATATATCTTGATGGTTGTCGTTACCTCTAAAAATATCTATTGTTTCTGCTTTAGAATCATTTACAATATCCATCGCCATTACACTTACATTAAAAGTCAAAGTTTGTTCTCCTATAACTACATTGTTTACCAATATATGTGCAAGTGGAAAAATATTTTGTTTTCGTAAATTAACTTGTGATATATCTCCAGATGTAACTTCATTGACATTTGCATCTTTTAATAATTGGTCTTTTAATGTGTTTGTAACTAAATAATAACCTCTGATTCCTGTATTGCTCATTTAAAATTTCTTTTTATTTGTGTTGATTCCAATTCTTGTTTTTCTTTCATAAATGTTAGCATCATTAAACATTCGTGTAACTCTAATTTAGTGATATTTTGGAA